AATTTTGCTGGTACTAAAACATCTTCAGTAACAACTTATACTCTTAAAGATATAGCTGCGCAAGATATAGCATCCTTTGTTCAGAGTTACCTAGGACGTGGTGCTACAGCTGAAGAAGTATCTTCATATCAAAAGGCACTTAATGATTATGAAAGAGCACACCCAAGCAAAGCTACTGTTACTAAAGATTCACTAGGTGCAGAAACTAATCGTGTTCAAACTGCTTCAGTTAGTGAGCAAGATAAGACTGCATTAAAAGTTGCAGTTATATCTAAGGCTCTTCAAGCTAAAGACATAGACCCATCTACTATATCTAAAACGGGTGGCATTATTGCTCAGGGTATAGATGCTATCAAAGAAACAGCAGCTAAATATGGTATGGCAATGGACGATAAAATGGCATTAAATGAAGTAATGCAAACCTTGCAACCAGGTTCAGACCTTAAACAACGTGCTGAAATTATTAAACAAAACTCTAAACTTATGTACAAAAACCTTGCTTCTTATATAGACCAAGGTGGAAGCGTTAAAAGTATAGCTGATAACTATAATTACTATAAGAAGAAGTACCTTGAGACAGGTGCAGAAACAGATGTCTTTGATAAAGATATTCAAAAAGCATTACACAATGACGGTAAAGCAGGGGTTATGAATCTTAATGAATTCATAGTTTCATTGAAGCAAAAACCTGAATGGGCTAAGACTATGAATGCCCATGAAGAGGCTGCTGATTATGCTAACACTGTTCTTAAGTCCTTCGGATTGGTAGGCTAATGGCAAGATTATTTGATTCAGAAGCAGGGGCACCAAGTCCAAAATTAGCACCTGAACAAGTTAAACAACTTGCAACTGCTTTTGCTGGGGTTGCAAATGCAACATCAGATTTAAACACTTCTATGAAGATAGCTAAACAAAATCCTAATAGTGATGTAGCACAACAAAATGTTAACGTAGCACAGGAAGCATTAGATGCTGCTAAAAAAATTACTGCAGCAACAAACATAGAGGTTTATGGAAACCCAGAAGGAAAGATTACTCCTGGTGCTCCCGTTATTGATGCAAATAAAGTTGACCCATTAACTCAATTAAAAAATGATGCTAATGATGCAGCTCGTAAAGATGCCTTTGCGTTACTTGCAGATACTTTTAAATTATATGGTTTAGATTCATTGGCCGAGACTATTAAGGGTTATATGACCCAGAACGTAGGACCTAATGAAGCAACGCTTTTATTAAAGGGAACACAAGCATACAAGGACCGTTTTGCTGGTAATGTTACTCGTGTTGCTGCGGGTAAGAATGCTATTCCTGAAGCTACATATCTAGGTCTTGAGAATCAATACGCTGAAGTACTTAAAGCATATGGACAGAATGCATTAGGCAGCCGTGCTGAATACGCCAATCTAATTGGCAATGATATATCTAATATAGAATTAGGTGACCGTCTTAAACTAGCAGTTACTAGAGTACAACAAGCTGACCCTAGTGTTAAAGCACAACTTAAACAATTTTATCCTAATATTACTGATGCTGATTTAGTTAGTTACTTCTTAAAGCCAGACCAAACATTACCTGCATTGGAACGTAAGGTTACATCAGCTGAGATTGGTGCAGTAGCTGCATCACAAGGTTTGAGTACAAGTGCTACTAGCGCTGAAGACTTAGCAGCCTTTGGTGTTGACCGTTCTACAGCAATTAAAGGTTACTCAACCATTGGTTCGATACTTCCAGAAGCTACAAAACTAAGTGATATTTATGGCGAAGCAAAGATTAATTACACACAAAAGACAGCTGAAGAAGAAGTCTTTAAAGGTAATGCATCTGCTGAGCGTAAGCGTAAGCAATTAGCTGCTCTTGAGACTGCCCAATTTGGTGGGTCTGCTGGAGTTGGTTCTGCCGGTTTAAGTACTATGAACTTAAAGAAAATGTCTAGCGGCGGACAGTTCTAAATAGAATCCTATGTGAATCCATCGGCCTCACATAGCGTATTAGACCGATAGCAAGAGCCAGTCTGGTTCCCCGACCAGAATCTGAGGCTTGCGACTACAACGAATAGAAGGGTGGGTTGCTATGAGCAACAACTACTGGGATGAAGACGAAGACGACCAAGATACCGAAACAGAAACACAATTAGATGGAAGCGATTTACTTAAAAAATTGCGGAAAGCTAAGCGTAATGATGAGAAGCGTATCAAAGAACTCACTGAGCAACTTGAGGGATTATCCAAGTCGCAGCGTGAGCGTACAGTCAAAGAGGTCCTAGAAAAGAAGGGTGTCAATCCAAAGGCACAACGTTTAATCCTTAAAGACTTAGAAGACATTACCGAAGAGTCAGTTAATAACTGGCTTGATGATAATGGCGAATTGTTTGGATTAACAAAGGAGCCAGCGGTATCTGAGGAACAGGAACTAAATCGTGCAGCCTTACGGCAGCAAGATGTAGTAACTCAACTTGGTACGACCCCTGACAAAGCCCAAGATTTATTGAACAGAGTTATCAATGCGGCTTCCGCAGAAGAACTCACTTCATTAATTCAAGGCAATTAATATCCATAGTAATTCTTAATCACCTTGGAGGTGAACAATGGCTAATGCCTATTCAAGTACAGGCTCAAGCACACTCGGCGGAACCGCTGGTAGTGCTGGTTTAGTACAGACAGCGTATGACAGACTGTTAGAATTCGCGTTGCGTTCAGAACCCCTTATTCGTAGCGTCGCTGACAAGCGTCCTGCAAAGCAGGCAATTCCTGGCTCAACCGTAGTTCTACAATTATACGCAGATTTAGCAGCGCAATCAACTGCGCTGACCGAAGCAACAGAGCGTGACTCTGTAGCACTAGGTACCCCAACATCAGTTACTATTACTCTTGCAGAGTACGGTAACTCAGTGTTAGTAACACGTGCTTTGGAGCTATTCAGCCTTGCTGATGTAGACCCAGCAATTGCTAACATCATTGCATTCAACCTTGCAGATTCTATTGATGCTGTCGCAATGACAGAACTTCGTGGCGGAACCAACGTAATTTACTCAGGTTCAACTGCAACATCTACTGCAACAATTACAGCAGCAGCAACTATCTCTTCAGCTAACGTCCGTAAGGCCGTTGCTAAGCTACGTGCTGGTAAGTCTGTAGCCCGTAAGGGTCCTCTATACTGGGCTGGAATCCACCCAGAGGTTTCACACGACCTTCGTGCTGAGACTGGTTCAGCAGGATGGTTACTTCCTAACCAATACGGCTCTGCACAAGACCGTATCTGGGCAGGAGAAATCGGTACCTATGAAGGTGCTTATTTCGTAGAGTCTGCTCGTTTGTACAATGCTACAGACGGTGCATCATCTGCACGTAACTACCGTACAATTATTGCTGGTCAGCAAGCAATGGCAGAAGCCGTTGCTGAAGAGCCACATGTAGTTATCGGTCCAGTTATTGACCAACTTATGCGTTTCCGCCCAATGGGCTGGTACGGCGTACTAGGCTTCAAGCGTTATCGCGAAGCAGCTTTGTATCGCATTGAGTCTGGTTCATCAATCGCATCTTAATTGATTGACGGTAGGGCTAGGGGAAACTCTAGCCCTACAGTAAATTCATTAAAGGAGAACAATGGCAACATATACATTTCTTACCCCTACCCTTCAGCAAGGGTTGATAGGTAACCACAGACTGTTCCAATTCTTTGCTCAAAGAACTAAGAGTTATACAGTTGTTAATAATGCTGGTGTGTACTCCTTGACTCAGTATCCAACACAAGATGATTTAGAGACTTACACTGCCTATTACATGGGTGGTCTTATACACACTGGGATTACCGATGCTATCAGGACAACGATGATAGCGGCCGGTATAGGAATAACAACGGACAACTTCACAGTAGAATAGGGACGCATGAAACATTGGGAGCATCACCCTGAACCAATTGAGGGTTGCTTTGGGTGCAAGGGTCTAGGCCTTCAAATGAATTCTGGAGATGCAGCTCGGGATATACCAGACAAGAAATGGAATTCAGAGTTACAAGCTTATCGTGACGCCAGGGCACAGGGGATACAACCTGCTGGTACCAGAATGAAGGATATAATCTCAGCGCATGAAGCATCAGAAACTTTAGGTAGAGCCTACAACTCGGAGACTATGCCTAAAACAAAAGATATAAATAAAAAATCCGTAGAAGTACTTAAAGAGATAGGACAAATATAATGGCAAAGATGTCACCTAAGATGTCAAAGGGATATAAGGCTTACGAGAAAGCAGAGCCAAAGTCAGAGAAGAAGAAAGAAGCTAAGGCTGGCATGAAGATGCTTAAAAAGAAGGGCAAGAAATAATGCCAATGGTTGGAAAGAAAGAATTCACATACGGTCCAAAGGGCATGGCTATGGCCAAGAAAGAAGCCAAGAAGACTGGTAAGAAAATGGTTATTAAGAAAATGGGAAAGAAGAAATAAATGCCTACTCCTAAACCAACATCAAAGGCTGGTGTGCTAAAAGGTAAAGATGCAGTTGATGCATATCAAAAATCAATACGTCCTGAGTCTGTTGCTAAAGCAAATCTTGATGCTAAGAAAGCACTTGAGACAAAGTACCCAGGAATGTTTCTACCAGAGGTTCGCACTAGCACTCATATCAACAGAGGTAATTAATGAAAAAACATCCTGGATTTAAATCTGCACAAAAATCTATTGCTAAAAAGCAGGGTGTATCAATGAAGTCTGCAGGAGCAATCTTAGCAGCAGGTGCACGTAAAGCATCACCGGCAGCTATTAAAGCTAATCCACGTCTGAAGAAAATTTCAGGTGTAGGAAAAAAGAAATAATGTCATCAGGTAAATTTGTACGCAGTGATGGTTTTAATAAAACTATTATGCGGGATGGTCTCATCCTTACCTTGCGTAAGGATGGAACTGTCAAAGTACAGAGAGACCCTAAGACTGGAAATATAATTAAGGGGACTAAGTGAAGAAAGAATTCTGGGACAAGAAGAACCCTAAGAAAACTTCTAAGAAATTAACACCAACACAGAAGTCTACTGCTAAGGCTAAGGCCAAAGCTGCAGGTAGACCGTATCCTAATTTAGTAGATAATGCGGCGGCATCAAGGGGCAAAAAATGACGGCAGCATGGACACGTAAGGAAGGCAAGAACCCAGCAGGAGGGCTCAATGCGAAGGGCAGAGCATCCTATAAGGGTGGAACCCTCAAGGCACCTGTGAAGAGCGGTGATAACCCCCGTAGAGCCTCATTCTTGGCCCGTATGGGCGGTATGCCAGGACCTGAACGTAAGCCTAACGGAGAACCAACACGGTTACTTCTATCTCTACAAGCATGGGGTGCTAGTTCAAAGTCCGATGCTAAGAGTAAAGCAGCAGCAATATCTAAAAGGAACAAGGGGAAGAAATGAAAAAGAAAACCACTAAGAAAAAAACTATTAAACCACAGAAACCAATTGGCTATCCGCTAGACCAGAAAGCAAAGAAGGCTCCAGTTTTGGGACCTACCCAGAGAGACACAAGAGCAAAGTAAAGGACAAGCAAATGGCAACAATCAAGAACGTAAAGACACGCACTGCAGCAAAGGACCATTCGAATATAGACCCTCTTCATAAGCCGGCATCAAAGCCAGGTGTTGGTGGATACTCTTATTCAGCAAATGTAACAGTTGCACAAAATAAGGCATATAACACAAAACAGATGTAGTTAGAAGGGGACAATGCAAGAGACGGTATCAATCGTTTGGTGTGACAACGGCATGGTAGATGGAAAGTTTATGCAAGGCATAACAGATGTAATGTTAAAGTCTGGAGTAACTTTTAGTTCTACATTACGAAGTCAAGGAAATCAAATTGCTAGACAGAGACAGACAGTAATTGATTACTGGTATGAGAAGTCTAAATCTGACTGGCTACTATGGGTAGACTCAGACGTAGTAATCAGTCCAGAGAAGTTTAAATTATTATGGGATAGCAAGGACGCCAAAGAGCGTCCATTAGTTTCTGGAGTATATTTTACTACAGATAATCCTGAGGAACCTTTGATGGTTCCAATGCCTACTGTGTTTAGCTTTACTAATAAGGGTGATGGAACCTTTGGTTTATCCAGAGTACATCCACTACCAGAGAATAAGTTAATCAAGGTAGATGCTGCAGGATTTGGATTTATCCTTATGCACCGCAGCATAATTGAAAAAGTTAAAGCTGTAGCACCTGATGGCCAGATGTTTATGGAGATGGGCAGAGGGACTAAGTTCATAGGCGAAGATATATTCTTCTTTGCTCTATGCGATAAGGCGGAGATTCCACTCTACTGCCACACAGGGGCAACAGTTCCACATATGAAACGTTTCTCATTTGATGAACATTATTACAAGGCATTCTTTGGGAAATCTGAAGAAAAACCTAAGTCTAAAATCATTACACCTAGATAGGATAAACAATGGCACTTGGTAGAGAAGGCAGCACTCTTGTAGAAGAGTTGAATCGTCTTGCTTTTGGTGGGACATTACCACCTAAAACTGAATGGTTAGATGATGAAGGTGCAGCCAATAAGTTGGCTGGCACTACAGGTCTTGCTGCTACTGGTGCTTGTAATATCTATGCCAATTTACCTATTAGTAAATGGCAAGACCTTCAAGGTGCTTGCAACGCTATTGCAGGAACTGTTGGACTCGGCGCTGCAGCTGCCCTTAGAAAGGTGAACATGTAATGACAATAACATTAACAGATATGATTAATGAAGTATCCATGAACTTAGCTGGATACACATTAACTCAAGACCGGTCTACTTATCTTAAGACCGCAATCACTACAACAACATCTTCTAGTGCTGCCCCATTAAGTATTAGCCTTGGCTCAACAGCTAACGTGGGCATGGGCATTATTGAAATTGATGAAGAACTATTATGGGTAGATACATATGACAGAGTTAGCAATAATGCTAACATTGCTCCTTATGGTCGTGGCTATTTAGGAACTACTCCTGCTACACATACTGCTGATACCAAGGTAACTGTCTCCCCTACCTTCCCAAGATTTACTATTAAGCGAGCAATCAACGATACTATTACTGCTTTAGGCTCTAGCATATTTTCTGCTAATACAACTACTATTACCTCTAACGCTGCTGTTGCAGCATTCAGATTACCTGCTACTGGTAACTCATTAAACATTCGTAACATTCTAGCAGTTGCTTATCAATCAATTGGTGCTAGCAAAGAGTGGATTCCTATTCGTTCTTGGCGACTTGATAACAATGCTAATACTACTGCATTTACTAGTGGTCAGACTATATCAATCTATGACCGTATTCCATCTGGTCGTACCATTCAGATTGTATACTCTCAAGACCCTACAGCATTTACTGCAAACACTCAGGACTTTGCAACACAAACTGGCTTACCTGATTCTTGTAAAGACCTAACAATCCTTGGCGCTACCTATCGTTTGCTTACTAACTTAGACCCAGCTCGTGCTGCAATGGTCAGCCCACAAGCTGATGAGACAGATAGCAAACGCCCATTTGGTACATCTCAATCTCTTACTAAAAGCATTTACGCTTTGTATAGTCAACGACTAGCCGAAGAAATTAAGAAGCAAGAAAACAAATATCCTATCCGTGTCCACTACTCCCTCTAAATAGGAACATAAATGACAACTAGAAAATACTCGTCCCGCGCTCAACAGACTACATTATCTGCTGCGATAACGTCTACTACTGCAACTACTATGACCGTTGCTAGTCCAACCTTACTCATGGGTGGAAAGACATTAGCAGCTAACGAAACCTATACAGTAGTCATTGACCCGGATACAGCTGTTGAAGAAATTGTAGATGTAGTATCTAGTGCTGGTAACCCAGTATCTGGTTACACAATAACCATTGCTAGAGGTGTAGATAGTACAACACCTGGCACCGGTTCCCTTCATAGCATTGGCGCAATAGTGCGACACATGGTTATTGGTCGTGACTTACAAGAAGCTAATACTCACCTTGACGGAACACTTGCTCAACACGCAACAACAACTTCAGCACAACTTGCTGGTGTAATATCTGATGAGACTGGCAGTGGGTCTCTAGTATTTGCAACATCTCCAACTTTGGTAACTCCAGCTCTTGGTACTCCATCTGCTGCTGTGCTTACAAATGCAACTGGATTACCTTTAACTACAGGTGTAACTGGAACTCTTCCAGTAGCCAATGGTGGTACTGGTATTACTGCACTTGGAACTGGCGTAGCCACATTCCTTGGAACCCCATCTAGTGCCAATCTTCTTGCTGCTCTTACGGATGAGACTGGAACTGGTTCAAATGTATTTGCTACTAGCCCGACTCTTGTAACTCCAGTATTAGGTGTAGCAACAGCCACATCTATCAATGGTACAACTATTCCTACAAGTGCTACTCTTGTTAAGACAAGTGATACTGGCAGTGTAACTAGCACAATGATTCTTGATGGAACCATTGTTAATGCTGATATTAATACCTCTGCTCAAATTGCATATGGTAAAACTAACCTTACAAATAGCATTGTAGATGCAGATATTAATGCATCCGCTGCTATTGCTTGGACAAAGATTGCTCCATCATCAACAGTATCTGCAACTGAACTTGGGTATGTAGATGGAGTTACTTCCTCTATCCAGACTCAATTAGATTCTAAATTGGCTACTACTACAGCAGCAAGTACATATGCTGGATTAGCAAGCCCAGCCTTCACTGGTACTCCAACAGCACCTACAGCTACTGCTGGAACAAGTACTACTCAAATTGCAAGCACAGCATTTGTAGGAACTGCAGTATCTAACCTTGTTAATGGAGCCCCAACTACTCTTGATACCCTTGCAGAAATTGCTACTGCTCTTAACAACACAAGCAACTTTTCAGATACGGTAGTTCTTAAGACTGGCTCTACAATGAGTGGTGCTCTTGCTATGGGTACTAATAAGATTACAGGTCTTGGTAATCCAACCCTTGCACAAGATGCAGCAACTAAATACTACATTGACAACGTAATACTTGCTCCATCTAACCTTACTGGACCAATTACATCTATTGGAAATGTAACATCTATTGCATCTCAGACTGGTACTGGAACTAAGTTTGTAGTAGATACTAGCCCAACACTTGTTACCCCAGTGCTTGGTGTGGCTACTGCCACAAGTGTTAATGGAACTATAATTCCGTCTAACAAGACTTTGGTTGCTACAGATTCAACTGTATATGTAGTACCAAGTCAGACTGGCAACTCTGGCAAGTATTTAACAACAGATGGAACTACCTCATCTTGGGGTGCAATCGCTGCAGACCCAACACCAACCGTCTTTATGCTCGGTGGAATGTAACTAAGGAGAAAAATAATGGCAACAACATATAAGGTCCTTGGGCAATCAAACCCATCGGCAACAACAGCAACAACTCTATACACAGTACCAGGAAGCACCTCAACTGTAGTATCAACAATTACAGTATGTAATCAAGCATCATCTGCTGCTACATATCGTATTGCTGTACGACCAGCGGGAGCAACACTAGAAGCCAAAAACTATATTGTTTATGGTGCAACAGTCGCAGCCTCTGATACAACAACCTTAACGCTAGGTTTAACCCTAGCAACTACAGATGTGGTTACAGTATATGCTTCATCTGCAACACTATCCTTCAACGCATTTGGAAGCGAGATTGCATAATGGCAACAGGTTCAGTAAGTGCGATAGACCAAGACACCTGGCAATTAATCCAGACTAATACTACAACTAGTGGTACTACATCTACTTTTTCTGGTCTAACTGGATACAAAGAATATATAATTGCTTGGGAAAATGTATCTCAAGATACAAATGGTCAGGCTTTTTTACAATTTAATTCAGATACTGGAAATAATTATTTTGGTGGTATTATATTACTAGAGGCTGGCGATGCAAAAAGAAATAAAAGAGACCGCATTAAACTAAGTTGGGATGACTTTAGAACTACAGTTAATGGTTATCTTTCAATTAAAAATGTTAATAATGGAGCACCTAAATTTGTAGATGGTTTATTTCTTGATTCTACAGAAAATAATTGGAATGTAGTTGTAAGAGGTGGTTGGACCAGTATTTCTCCAATTACATCTATAGTAATTACTGCAGGTGGTAGTGGAACATTTACAGCAGGCTCAATGAAACTATACGGAATAGCGGGTTAAACTATGGCATCAGGTCGTGTCTCTAAAATTAAAGGTAAGATATTAGATATACCTACAAATGCACCTACCATAGGTACTGCTACTGCTGGTGCGGCATCTGCATCTATTGCTTTTACTGCTGATTCATCTGGTCAAGGTGGACCAATATTTTCTTACTTAGCCACATCTAATCCTGGCTCTATAACTGGAACTGCTGCATCTAGTCCAGTTACTGTATCAGGTCTTACAGATGGCACTCCTTATACATTTACTGTTTTAAGTAGA